ATGGTGGAGAAGTAAGAGAGGGTAAGAGCGCTAGTGTTAAGTGTTGTATACACGATGACTCAAGGCGTAGTGCAGTAATGAATACGTATGACAACTTATACTTTTGTCATACTTGCGGTAAAGGTGGGTCATCCGTCGCTATTGTGATGGAGAAGGAGAATCTGGAGTTCAAAGATGCAGTCAAACGAGCAGTCGAAATTGTTACTGGAAGTGGTCACACGCTACAGTCAAAGCATAGACGAGGCAACGCTAGGGTATCTCGAAGGACGTGGAATATCTAAGCAAGTTGCAGACCAGTTTATGTTGGGAACTGTAGTGGATCCTGCCTCTGGTCACGAACAGTTTGAAGGTTGGCTATCTATCCCTTACATCACTGCTCTTGGGATGGCAGTCAGCGTAAAGTTTAGAAGACTAGATGATGGTAAGCCTAAGTATGGGCAACCAACAGGGCAGAAACTGCACCTCTACAATGTGGCTGATGTGGCAGTAGATTCATCACATATAGTTGTTACTGAGGGTGAGTTGGATGCAGTAATCATCTCAGGGATTCTAGGTATCCCAGCAGTGGGAGTGCCAGGAGTGGCAGCCTGGAAACCTTACTATGCTAAGTTAATGACGGGCTTTGATACCGTTTATGTTGTCGGAGATAATGACTTAAAGGAGGATGGAACTAACCCAGGAGCAGAGTTTTCTAAACGTGTTGCAAGCGAGATAATCAACTCACATATTGTACAATTACCACTAGGTATGGACATCAATGAGTTTTATCTACAACACGGGCCAACAGAATTATCAACCTTACTAGGAGGAGTTAAGTGAGTGACTACAAAGAAGGAATTGACACAGATGGCAGAGTATCTGAAGGAATTGGGGATGGTAATAGTTTCCATAGACTTCAAGAGTGGTACGATTACAGTCAAGCCGATTCCAACAAGAGATTAGACTCGGAGTTCATTGCAAATGTCTGGAGAATCCTTGACACCGCTGGCAATTTGCTCATCCGCAAACATAAAGATTATGGTCCAAAGAACATCTCTCACAGTCCAGGTGGAGCACTCAACGGATTACGAGTGCGTATGCACGACAAGGTGGCTAGAATCAATCACCTCGTTGATAGTGAAGTATCTCCCAGCAACGAGTCACTCAGAGATAGTTTCTTAGATCTACTTAACTATTCTGCCATTGCAATGATGGTGCTGGATAAGACTTGGCCTGAGATACCTAATGACTGAGAAGTATTCGTGGTATAAGGCTGCATTACGCAGAAAGAAAATAGCAGAAGCAAAGACACTGAAGGCTGCCCGTTACGTAGATGAGATGAATAAGAGAGCCAATGACGAATCAACTGCATCCAATACTAGATGATTTAGTTCCTTCTGTGGTGACTACGATCTACCGCAGATTCAGGGCATACACAGAGCGAGGCGACCTACTGCAAGAGGCGTGGGCTTTTGTTCTATCTCGTGCTGAACATTTCAATGAAGTTCTTTCTGAAGAGAATGAAGTACAACGCAAGTGGAATGAAAAGAAAATAGCGTGGCAAATGCGTAGAGCATTAGAGCGATATGCTAGAAAAGAAAAGGCTAGTAAGTCTGGCTATCAACTAAACGATGAGGCTTACTACGACACAGTTACTATTGCCCAACTACTTCCGTTTGTTATCAAGAGTTTTATTAGCGAGACAGCATTAGAACAGAGTCAAATCCTTATCAATGATGGCACACCAAGAAAGCCTTCTGCTCCTGCTGAGGGTGGTAACTTACTGGCTATGCTGGTAGATATCAAGAAAGCCTACGAGAAGTTAGATAAGTATGACCAAGATATTCTTAGACTTAGATACCACGACAACCTAACACTACAAATTATCAGTGAGTATTTAGAATGTGCTATCTCTACTGTTGATCGTAGATGCACCCAAGCATTACGAAAACTACAAAATAATATAGGAGGCGAAAGCCCTTGGCAATAGTCATACAACTTTCCCAAGCGGAGGTGAGAGTATGCGCTCTCATTGCCGTTGAACGTTGGCTAGTCAAGTTCGGTTCAGAAGATAGACCTAACTACGCTGCTGGTAAAAGGTTTGGTAAGTTAGAACCAGAGATTAACGCAAACATCAGAGCCAATGTTGCTGAGTGGGCAGTCGCTCGCCACTATAACCTTGGCTGGAATATGCCTTGGTATCCTAATGACTTACACAAAGCACGCAAGAACATCTCTGACGTTGGCGACCTTGAGGTTCGCACTATCAGAACACAGGCTGCTATCCCCTTCTGGAAGAAAGACGCAGGGCGCACTATTGTTGGTACAAAAGTTCTTGATGATGAATACTATTCGCTTGTGGAAATCTATGGCAAGTTTCAGGCTGACGAATATATGGTGGACCAGTTTGCCGATCTTTCTATTGATGGCTGGCGTGTGCCTGTGGAGTTATTAGAAGTATGAAGTATGAATACGAGTGTCCCAACTGTGGCAATGTGTTAATGATTATCAGGTCTATCCACGATATTGAAGTAAACTATGACTGCCCTCAATGTGGCACAACTGTTAATAGAAAGTATGACTCGCCCTCTATCTCCTTCAGAGGGAGCGGTTTCTATTCAACAGATAAGTAAAAGCCCCGCTAAGAAAGGTAGTAATTAGCAGGGCTCTTACAAGGTTATAGTGTATCAGTAGTGCGAGGCTCGGTTATGATGGCGGAGAGCCTTGCAAGGTGTTCCATAACGGACATCAATGTAACGTAGGCCTCGCAATACTTGGAGTTCAGGTTCTCTACTTCTCTCTCCAAGCAGTTGAGCAATTCCGAAAGCGCTTGATTTTGGGTTCTGTGCGAAGTGGTCAAACCTGCTCTCACGGGTCCATAAGGATTCAAGACAGGCCCACTCTCTTCCTCTCCAACCAAACGCAACCCACGCATATTGCTTTGCCAGTTTTCTGTTCTCATTCTTCTCCTTCCAAGTCGCCTTCGCCCTCTGTATCTCCGTCGGTTTGCTTGGGTCTAGGTGCGTTGTCGTATCCATCTGTATCAGTAGAAACGCCATCGCTATTATCGGTAGCGCCAGTAATGTCCAGCCACGCCTTGCCTTCTGCCTCATCAGATAACCTCTCCTGCTCAAGTATTGCCTTGTATTGGTCGGGATACTGCTGGGCTAGGCGCGTTTGCGCTCGCCCTCTTGCTCGCTGATAGTTGCGTAGCCATACGGCTCGCTTCTCAGCGTTTGCCTTGCGTTTATCTGTCGTCTTCATTGATCTTATCCTCCCAGCAGATGAGTAAATAAGCAAAAAGACAGGCCACTATTACGCCTAGAAATATCATCTTGCTCGCTCCCTCTCGCCCACTATTGTAGCCAAGACCAAGGCAGTTATATCTATCTTATCTATCACCAGTTTAGGCTCCTCAATATCCTCCTCGTTCCATACTGATACGAAGAGTTTATTATCTAGCCCTCTTCTGAACCACTCTATTGCTTCCGAGGCGCTCGCTCCTCCCCAAGTCGAGTCTGAGCGCCTGTCTGCTACCTCATAGAAGTTTATTAGTTTCATCTGCCTTGCCCTCCTTGTTCTTTAGGTGTTCCAGTTGTCCGAGCGCAGATACCATACGAAGTAGGTTTTTGCCTGCCTCCTCTATCTGATTATCGGACACCTGTCGGACAAATAAATCTCGACAAAGATCCGCCTTTGCTTGATAATATTCTTTATTCATTGTAGCCCTCCTCAAAATGGTCATCACAATAGTAGAAAGTATCTACCTCATTACTACATCTATCTGATTTACATTTATTCATTACCTTCCTCCTCCTCTTTCATCTTGATTAGGTCATCTATCTCAGGTGTTATCTCCTGTCTTGGGCAGTCCTCATAAGGGAACTGCTCCTGCTCTTCACATAGGCAGAAGTTAAACCTCTCCACCTGTGTAGCGTGGGTTAGTTCTGCTAGTTCTCCCCAACTTATTGAGTCCTCAGACATCAGCGCCCTCCCTCTCATTGGCTTGGCTTAGTATTACCGCTAGGTCTTGGGATATAAGGTCGTTGTTGTCGTTGAACACGCCGTCTCCCTCGTAGGGATACTCCCACTCCGACCCGTTCCATACTGTGCCATTAGGAAAGCGGGCCTCCTCGGTGTCGGGATCGAACTCCCACCCCTCAGTCTTGCTCCATTTGATTATGTAGTAGTGCTCTTTAGACATTGACTTCCTCTCTCTTGTTATTTATCTCCTCTTCAATGGCGAGGTAAGAATTATCAAGGCAAGGAACTAGAGAGTCAAAATCTCTAGCAACCTGCCCAAAGACCTCCTCCGAGACCTCAAAGTGTTCTGCCAAGTAATACTGATAGATAATAGGGGCGTTAGAGTCCTCCCCCTTCAAGTGTTCTATCAGTTCTCCTACTGTCGTATAACTAGCCATTATCTGCCCTCTCCCTTTCTCTTGTCGCTTATCTTGCTTATGATTACTAGCCCTAGATAAATTACTAAGGCATAGATTATGACTTGAACTGCTCCGTCTTGCCAGCGAAAACTTAACTCAAATAGGTCGCTCATTGGCTCATCATCTCCAACTGAAACATCGCGTACTGATAAAGGGGTGAGTCGTTGTCTATCTCAACTGTTGCAGTATCAAACCAGTCGGAGAAGCGGTAAAGCACTTTATCTACTTCCCCTTCTGTTAGGTGGATTTCCACATAATCGGCAGGACCTCCCCAAGATAGGCAGATTTCCACGATTTCCCGCTTCTGGATAGATAACGCAGGGTCATCTTGTCCCCAGTCGCTATCTGGATTATCTA